AATTGAAGGCAAATTAGGGATGAGTGCTAGGTTAGAAATTGGAGAACTCATATTTGAAAGGAATACTTGTAAGACTCTTACTCTAAGCGATATAAATGCTTATAAAGTAGTGGTGCAACATAATATATCTGATGGACAATCTATTGCACAGACTATTGGAACGTCTAGAGATTTGCGAATTAGTGGTGGTAACTTTATGGCTAAGAAGCTTTCAACTGAAGGTGGATTATATGACCGAATCTGGCTTGATAGTGGTTCGTTAACTTCTACAAATGCTAAGATTAATAAATTAAATTTGTCAAATATTGTAAGCAAAGGTGGAACTTGTGTAATTAGACAGGCTGACATAGGGTTACTTACAATTCAATACAATCAAACTGGACACGACCAAAACTTTGCGACTAAAGAATTTGAAGTGCAGTCAAGCACAAAGGCTAGTATTTGGGAAGTTAATGATAACAGAGAAGTTTTGTTAACTGAGCCTGCAACACAATAAAATTATGGATAATTTAAAGAATATGAAAGTATCAATAGGATTAGTAATAGCCATTATAGTTCAAGCGTTTGGACTTATTTGGTATGTTGCACAACTTGATTCAAATGTTACTTCTTTGAATGAGTCTGTTGGAGCTTTACAAGAACAAGCTACTACAGTTGATGTTGCAGTTCTTCAAAAGGATTTAGAAAATATTAAGGAAAAAATTCTAGTGATGGATGAAATGCACAGTATGAAGTTTGACCCATCAGAATTAGAAGAAGCAATAGATGATATAGAAAAAATAATTGCAGAGCTTTCAACTAAAGATGCACTTATAGAAAATGAAATGCGAACTATCATGTCTGACCACGGGGGTTTTGCTGAGGTTTTAAAACAACTTAATGCAGCTGGTTTATTGCCAAGTGGAGAAAAAAGAAGTTACGGAGACTATTAGAAAAGAAATTGGATAACATTAAAAGATAAAACGATAAATGGAGGACATTAATATGTGGGGAAAAGTAAGACCACAAATTTTTCTAGCTATTATTGTACTTGGTGGTTTAAGTGCAATTGGAGTGATTTATGGACACATTGAAATTGCTACAGGATGTACAGGTGGAATTATAGCACTCGGTATGAAGGTTTTAGAGAGTGAGTAAAATTAAAAAAGTTAGTGTGACTAAAAGACAATTTATAGTCTTTACTCTACAAATAGCATTAATTATTGGTTGCATAGTATCAATTATAGTAATTGGAAATATTTACGGAAATTAAGATTGTTATTATAAATTAATTAAAAATATAGAAAAAAGAAAAGGAGATGAAAAATGTTATCAAAGAAAATAGGAAATTCTATTATTAAAAGTTTACCTGTTGCAGGAGCTTTAGCAATTGGTGTAGGAGCAACATTAGCAGTACTTAATAGAAGCAAACTTGAAAATAGAATATTTGATAAATTAACTGCAAGACAGATTATAAAAGAGTCTATTCCTTTGCAGTAAAATTACTTAGTGTAATAGACAATTTTATTGAAAAAAAGGGTATAATAAGTTATGGATGATAACGAAGCTGATATTTTAGGTGCTGTTCAAGAACTTGGAGAAGAAGTATTTATTGAATCTCAGAGATTATGCCCAGAAAATTCAGGGTGGTTAAAAACCAGTGGGCAACTTATCCCAACTATGGGAGGGTTTGAAATTATATATGAAGCTCCACATGCTAGATTAATACATGATGGAAAAGAATCAGATGAACAATACTATGAACAAAAAGTGAAAAGACATAGAAGAAGGAGAAGAGGAATGAAAAGTCCTTTAGCTTTAAAAATTGATGCTAAAGGAATAGGAACAGGTAATCCTAATAGACCTCCAAAGGGTAACTATGATGATTTAAGATCATTACTTAATTTAAAAAGAATATCTAATACTGTTCCAGTAAAAGCACATACAAAAAAATTCTTTGGTCGTAGACCAATGTTAAATCCAGAAACAGGTGAATGGAAAGTAGTAAGTACAATTGCTCAAAGTCCTAGACCTTTTATTGATGATGCTTATAGAAAAGTAATTAAAAGAAAAAAGTATAGAGACGTTAGTAAAGTATTGGGAATTTCTTTTCCAGCGAAATTGGGGAAAGGAAGACAAGAAATTCTAAGACGATTCTTATCAATATAAAGGAGGAATAACATGGTAGACGTTAGTAAAGTTACAGCTGAACAAGAGTATATAATAGCCAGACATTCACGCATGGTTGGTAAAATATTAGATTTGGTTGAAGCATCTATGCCAGAAGGAAATCAACTCGAAAAACTCAAGAAGCTCATTCAAGTCCCACTATATGACTATAGAAATGAAATGATTAAGTTGGTTTCAGGCGAAGCTGGTGCAGAAATTACTGAATAATATATAATTTATATATAAAATTCGTAATATTTATGGTAAAAATGCATTAAAATGTAGTATAATATAACAGATAGGGTAAATATACCCTTTTATAATATAATTCAGAAGGTCGGGGGTGGCTAAGACCAACCTTGAGAATTAAAAAAATAAATTATTTTTAGTCTGGAATGGACTGGAAAGGACATAGGAGGTCGTAAATATGTCACAGGAACAAAATTTGGAGAAGCATATGGAAGGTACTAACCTTGCATTATCTGCTGTAGCAGAAGTGCTTGCCAAGATGGACGAAAGACTTACGAAAGAAGAGGAAGAGGATAGAATAGACGAGGAAGAGAAAGCGATAGAAGCTGAAAAATCAGACTTAGTAAAGGCTGTAGCTTCAGAAGTTGTCTCTATGATTAAAGAGGAAAACCCTCTTGGAATGGATGTTGATGGTAGTAAAGAAAGGAAAGCAAAGGCAGCAGCACCTCGATATGATGATGCTCAAGCAGCCGCTAACCCGACTACTAAAATCGAAGATCAGCAGTCAGTAATCCAAGCTGCAGACATGGAAGATGAAGACGAAGAAGAAAAAGCTTCATACAAAGCTGAAGATGACGATAACGGTTCTGATGAAGAGCCTGTTGACAAAGCTGAAGATGAAGACGAAGAGGATGTCGAAAAAGCAGACGATAACGATGACGAAGAGGATGATGACGGAATGAAAGCAATGAGGAAAGAACTCGATGCTTTAAGAAAGACTGTCGCAGCCTACGAAGCAAACATGGAAAAAGCTATCGAAGAGCAGTCTGAATCAAGACTACGCAAGATGGGCTTTAGAGAAGAGAATGGTCTTCAGAGACCAGCTCTTATGAATAACGAAGCACTGGGTACAGATGGAACTACTCCACTTGTAAAACGTGCTGCAAGTGGTACTGATGTTGCAGACGAACTTTCTGGCTTGTCTTACAAGCAATTAAGAGACCTACAACACAAAATAGATACTGGTGACACTACTGGTGTTCCTAGAGAACTACTTGGATAAATTAAATTTTAGTAAACGAGGAGAAAATTAATTATGGCAAATCCATCATTATCTGAGTATATTGCTCAGTCTCAAAGAGGTTTGTACTCGTCTGTATTCGGACCTGAATACTTACAGAAACAGACTTACTTTACAGTGGACACTGCTACAGGTATTTTTAATACTACCTATGGTAGGAAAGTTTGGCATGCGTTAAACAACCAAACTCGTTTTTTCAATGCTGTCCCAAGAACTGTTTGGGGCAACACAGCTGGTTGGAGAATAAGAACTGACCGAGGTTCAAGTCGATCAAGACCTGTAACTGAAACTGGTTCACTCCCTACAGTTGACATTTCTAACATTGCAAACGTATCTAGCTTGCCTAGAATCGTTTCAACTACTTTCGGTGCTTCAGTGAAGTCAGTCTTTACTGCACAGCTAGAAGGTGGTGTTGGTGATGTTCTTGCATTAGAAAACGAAAACGCACAACTTGACCACGTTAAAGAAATTAACGAAGAATTAATGGCAGGCTCTGGATACGTTGTATCAGCTGGTTCTACAACCACTGGTACTGTCCCAGCAGCTGTCGCAAAAAATATTAAGATAGGTGACAATGTTGCCTATTGGGATACATCTGCAAATGGTTACATTGATACAGGTGGGATGGCAGTGAGTGGTGTGAATACAACTACTGGTGTTGTTACACATGCTTCAACTGATTCAATAACTATTGCTGACGGTGATGGTATGATTGTTGTGTCAAGAGCAGGATTGACATCTATTGATGATATCGTTCAGGCAGATGGTGCTGTTGTTGGTGGGTCATATGACTCAAATGCAGCCTTCGCTTCAGGCGGTGGAGTACAAGCGTATGACTTAACATTTGGTGACAGAGCTGCAGGTAACTGGAACGCTGCTGCTACAGTTAAGGATAACAACGGTACAGGAAGAGATTTATCTCTAAACCTACTTGATGATTGTATTCAATCAGTAAGAACTAATGGTGGAGAACCTAAACTAATCGTTATGGGTCACGACCAATATTTCAAACTTGAAAGATTATTACAATCACAGCAAAGATATTTAGGACAGGAAGAGTACCAAGTTGGTGTTGGTTCTGAAAGAACCTTCCCCGGAACTCGTACTGGTCTAGTTCTTGCTACTTACCAAGGTATTCCAATACTTCCAGATGCTGACACTCCAAAGAGTGTTAGTACAGCTGACGCAGTTTTGGGTTCAAACGTATATGTTTTGGACACAGACTACCTTGAAATAGCTGTGGCACAACCAACACAGTATATAGAAAACAGAGATTACTTCGCAGCTAATGCGTTAGTAGTCAGAGGTTTACTATACACTATGGCAGAAATGCGATGTCACAACTTCTTTGTACAAGCTAAGATTGTTGATTTAAATACATAATCTTTAGTTAGTTAACAAGAAACTTTTATGGGATGGGGAGCTAGTTCTCCCCACCCATTATTATAAAATGAATGTGATGTAATGTAATGGTGAATAATGAGAGTTGTATATAAAAATGGTGTGTTGCAGAGTCTGGATGTCCAGACAAAAAGAATGGTCGGAGAAGTAATGAATCTAATCGAAGCTTCATTACCCGATACTTCAGCAACAAAAGCTTTTAAGAAATCTATAAAGCAAGCCATGTGGCGTACAAATCGTAATATTCAAGATGATGTGAACGG